CTATGAACGATATGGAGCAAGGTTCTTAAGGTGATAGTGTCCTGTGGATAATTGTTGTTTACCCATATCAGGAATATATGTAATTCCCCTATCAGGGTCAGACCATGCTTCTAATTGTTCTTCAAGGTGTTCTTCAATGCCCGTATCAGCATCTCTATCCAAAACCTCTTTCCAATGGGCTACTGCCATAGACACAGCATCTAAGCGGTCATCATGTGCCAATGCGCCCCTTTCGTTACACAAACGGGTCATCTGGTAAAACAATGAGTACGCTGGGTTGCCTTCATAGACACCATAGTCTTCCATAATGACTGTGGTATTTATGATAAGCCTGTGCTGCATCATAACAGGTTCTAAGGTGTCTATAATGCGTTGTTCTTTTTGTGTCCTATTGTTTACTTCTGAAGTAGCACAAGGGTGTGTCTTATTCAATACAGGTTTTAATAGCTGTAAGAACATACCATCCCCAAAGTTAGACTCAATAACAACCTCATTAACTCCATAAAATTTAGCCTTCAAAGCTAAAGCAGAAAGAGTTTCAGGAGCATAACCGTTACGATATCCTCCTACTTCCATAAGAAATAAATAACCATTTAGATACTTTACAATAGCGTATGCTGACTCATCTTTTCCACGGCCAGACGGATCTATCGCCATTACTGTTCCTGTATAATTTTCTGTCTCTTCAGAGCGACTTAATGCCCCATAAAAGTAATCACCTTTAAGTGCCACACAGGGTACATCATGTAACCTTTTAGACGGCTCACTGCACCAGGCCCATTTCATAGAGGAGCTATTAAGGTCTAAATCGGCCACAATGAGGTCTTTTACTTTCAATGGGTATTTCTCTGCGTCAGACAGGTTCGTATTGAGCATGAACTGTAAGGCAAAACCTGCACGCCCATAGGATAGCTTACGTTTTGCTATCTCGTCTTCATCGAACCTTTCGGGGTCAGTAGGCAACCCGCTGTACCTTGTAGGGTTCTCATCGAACTTCTGGGCAATAAAGGGGGCTAATTCGTCCCCATAATTTTCACGTTCTTTTTGGTCTTTTGGATAAGTAACTGTCCATACCATCTTTTTGTATCCACGTTTTGTCAGTTCATTATAAAGAGACATCTCATTCTGTGGGGTTCCCAGGTAGATAATTTGTCCTCCTGGTTTTAAGACAGCATCAAATTCTTTTACGGCTTCTGATAGTTTATCTCGTTGTATCTGTGTTCCCGAATTATTAGGAACCTCGACCATTGTATTAACATAGGGGCACTACTCCCTATGCCATCTTCTATTTAAAGCCTCTACAACATTTTCGTGGGCTGGTATAAATTGACAAGTGTCTTTGGAATAAAGACGATTATTTTTTACTCTGGTATCTTTATCCAAGTGAACATTTTCTCCTCTTTCCCAGGCATCATAACCAGGTAGTTCAGGTAATGAGTTTAAGAAATTTTTGAAAGAATGCCAGCGCTTGTCCACACGGCAATTTTTATAACAACCCCTATACTTTTGATAGCATCTTTTAAGCATGTTTGCCCATAAATCATATGCTCGGCGTATAGTAGAGGAACCACGCATTGGTATGTTTATATCCGTATCTAAATAGCCAACATCATATACTGTTTTTGCTCTATAATCCGTTATATGCCCTGTGGCTATATTTGTTGTTTGTACATTTGCCACCCACCCACTTTTTATAAAGCGAATTACAACTCGTGGATGCTGCCTTTTATTATGTGGTAAACGTTTTCCTGGTATATACTGTAAAATTTGAATTTGTCCTTTTGGTGTATTATGAATACTCCCAATTTTATAGCGTGTAGTCATGTTAGACCTTTCTTTAAATAAAAAATGCTGCATGTCACCATGCAGATTAGACTATATCTTTATGCATATATGCATACCCCCCGTTTCCACACGTTTGTGTGTACTTCCTTTCGGAATAGTCGTTACACGTTCCTATTTGTATAGGCTTCGCTCGGTATTGTCTCGTGTGAGGGTTTCACCGAATTAGAGGGGTTTAATGACAACATTCTTTTTATCGTCCGCTATCAGTAAGTCTGCACGACTTCCTGTTATCTGTCCTGTAATGCCCACGGATTTAACAGACGGGGAAATATCAGGGACAGCAAGCCCCACATCAAAAAGATTTTGTGTATCTCTTTGCCCCCTTTGTGGCAATAAAGGTTCCAAAAAAGGCAGCAGCATGATAATACGCTTAATAAACACAGCGTTTGCGTCTGCTCTGTCTTTGGAAGCGGAGACAACCAAGACCTTTAGCTGTGGATCTTTCCACAATCGCCATACTGTATAGGCACAAGTCAGGAAAGACTTAGCAACCCCACGGAAACCCTCAATGATAAAGCGGTCTCCAGGTGGGGTCATTAAGTATTTTGCTATGTCATATTGAATGGCAGTGGGGGCAGGAAGACCAATACTTTTCCAGACCATGAAGACAAAGACACGAAAATCTTTGCTTGCTTCTGTTATCTGTTCTTCTGTCCACACTCTTTATCACCTCATGTCTTTAAAGATGGGAATTACTTCGGTTGCCTGTTTCTTTAATTCTGTCATTCCCTTAGTTTCTGGTGTGGTCTTCATATCGTTTTCTTTAAGAAACTTCCGTACCTTATCCAGAAAAGCGGGGTTCTTTCTTAGCTCTTTGTCTTTCAAGCCTTCAAGCAGTGCGGTGACTTCCAGTTCTGCTATCTGGTCTATCAGCTTTTCATCAATTTTTATCATACGTTATGCACCCCATAATCATCGTAAGCTTGCAGTGTATTTGCATCAATAATAGACAAAACTTTATTTGCATAGTCGGGGTCGGTTGCATAGACACTACCCATAGCATAGACAAAGGCGGCTACATCAAAAGTGTTGCTCCAAATCTGCCATGCTTCCGCATATGCAGGTTCTTCGGCCATCAAGATGCACCAGTCTTTACAGGCTTCTTCCAAAGAATTGTAGTCCTGGAAGCGGTCTTCAATTGTATAATAGCCATATGTATCAGACCATTCCTGTGTCTCTGTGACAATATAGGGGCCTGTCCCGTTCCATTTACGTCCAAAGATGTTGTAATCACCAATCACATACCGCCCCCAGCCGCTCTCAAGGGCTCCCTGTGCAATCAATACGGATGCAGGAAGGTTCCATTTATGTGCCACTGTGGCCGCTTTAGGCCCTAACCAATTAATAAATTCATCAGGTGTCATGCGTGTCTCCTTTCTTCTTTAATGGCTTTATACATCTTGTATAGCAGCCAACCTATTTGAATTACTGTATAAATGCAGGTCAGAATATAGACCCATTCGTTCCATGAAAAACCCATAAAAGTCGAAAAGGTCACACCCGCTGAAGGCGTAACCTTTATAACATCATTTCTAAATGTTTCTGTTCTCAAAATTTCACCACCAACCTGGATGCAAAAAGCAAGCATAAAAACAAAAACCAAAAAGTAAGCATATCATGATATCGCATTTATTCCTCCTTATGCGTTCCCATTAATATCAGGCCCCATGAAACAACAAGGGGCTGTTTTCCCAAAAATAAAGAAGTAAAGGAGGCGCCCGCAAGGACCACCAGCCAATAATTCCCTTTTGAGATACGTATTTTGCGAAAGGTGTAAACTGTCTTAGGCACAACATTTACATACTTATCTTCTACGCCTATTTTAAAATAGCAAATTCTCGTCCTGCATTGGCTACATAACATCGCAAAGGACTTGCCTGCGGGTCATTAAACTCCCCCAGTTTTACATAGCCATCTCTTCCGTCTACATTGACATACGCTCGCGGGTCTGGACATTCGTTCTGGTCATCATATACATTACACTGTCCTGTTTCTCCGTTTTCTTTCTGATAACATAAATGTTTAAAAACACCCATGAACACCACCTCACGCAAACCATATGTAATTATTACCAATTTTTAGCTTATTCTCATTGTTTGTGCCCACAATTTGATACCAATTATTTGTATTATCTATCTCATCTGGTGTATTCAGATAGCGATAAAACAAACCATTAGAATTAGCAAAAAACAGTTGCATTGTTAATACACGTTCGTCATGTGCTGGATAAGCACTTATTAAAACAGTTCCCCACTGCTTATTGCCGTTAATTACAATTCCATAGGCACGGTACGCACGACAAGCATAGACTTGCTCATCTTTATAATGTTGACGCAACCAGTCATTCATTTGTTGTGTACCATCAAAAGAACCAGAACACAAATTGCCATCAAATGCCTTTGCGACAATATCAGCTAATCCGCCCTGCGTGCCATTGCCAAAACGATATGTATTAATATTGTGGTCACGAAAGCCGAATTGTATGGTATTTTCAGTTCCCGCAAAATTGACTTCGTTACTATAAGTTACTGGCAAAGGCACACCTTCACGATAATATCTATCATCTGACTTATTCTTTGTATAATAGTTATCGGGGTTCCATGTTGCAGCCTGTTGTGCACTTTTTGCCGCGGCCTGTGCAGATTGTGCCGCCTGTGTTGCCTGTGTGGTTGCTTTGGTTGCCTGCTGCTTTGCTCCTACTTGTGCCTGAAAAGCCTGTTGAGCCGCTATAGTTGCCTCTTCTGCCTTACTAAGTACAGTTTGCATATAAGTGTTTACTTCATTTAGCACAGAGACGCATTGAGACCATAGGTCTTTTGCAATTAATGCCCATGAACGGCTGGATTGTGTCTTACCTGTCGAAGACTCTGTATCAGTCTGTCCATCAGGAGAACCCGTTGATATTGCCCAGTCTTTAGCTTTGTCCTGTGCGGCTGTTGCTTTTACACTGGCCTGGGCAGCATTACTTGCAGAAGCTTCCCCCGCCTGTTTTAAGGCATTGAGCCTATTTAAATAGGTGTTTCCTGTCTGTGTAATACCCTGCACCTGCTCCTGCCCTTTTGTTTGCAGTTCATTCAAAAAGGACTCTTTATTTGCTGTGATGTAGTGCAGTGTAACAGCATCTGTGGGGTCTTGAGGGTCTAAAAGGTTAATAATGCGGTGCATACGTGCATCCCAAGCCTGTGCCGCTTCAGACAAAGCCATACCCCCATCACGTACTTCATCTCTGGTTTCTTCCGCCAAGTGCAGCAGCTGTACTTCTTGTACAGACATATCGACTGCTTTTAGTACAGACGCATCTTTCCAGGCTACCAGTGGCTGTGTGGTGGTCTGCCTTACAATTTCTATCTTCAGGTTAGTGGGAGACGCTAAAGTAATTTGTTTATCTGTTACAGTGTATTCTGTTCCCTGTACCAGTTCTTTTCGTGTCTCATTATCTATCAAGCGTACTTTAACAAAAGCCTTGCGAAGATAATCAAACGAAAAAGAGTAGACCCGTTGTGTCCCATTGCCCTGGTATGTCACCTGTGTTTTTCTTTCGTCAGCCATAAGGCTCCTTTCTTAACAAAAAAAAAATAGAGGGCCATTAAGACCCTCCTTGTTACTTCGTTATGTATTTATGGCGCACAGAATATTTTTGCATATAAGCATAAAAGGATAATAGCACCTATAATACCAAAATGCTCATTTGCCATAACCACTGTATAAGCACCACCATAGGTAGCTAATGCATACATAGCCAATAAGCGAACCTGCTCCGCCCCTGTCATGTATTCACTCCTTTTTACATCATTAGTGGCAATTTCTCGTATCCGATTGTAATCTTCTTGCTCTTGTGTAGACATCTGTTCCCATTTCCAATCGTCTATCATATTATCCTCCTGTTAGCTTTTCTAAAAGACCTTTTTGCTTATATGCTTTCTTCTTAGGTGTAGGTTTTTTGATCTTAGGCTTCTTTATGTTCACCTTATCTTTGATAAGAGAAGACACACCTACCATTGCCCACCAAGACCCAAGGGGTAAAGAGCGCATCAGATTATCAAAATCTCTGGTGTCTCCCTGATGGGTTGCCAGGTCATAAGCACCAGCAGCCCCATAAGCTGTCTTATCCAAAACACCAATAGCAGGGGCCTGTCCGATAGCCTTACCAAGCTTACCACTAACTGTCATATCCGAACGGGGCTTCTTATAAGTATTATCTACTGTTGTCCTAAAGCCCTGGAAATCCGTAAACATTTCCGCTACATCGGTACCTACAGACAGAATAGACATAAAGGATGCCCTTGTCAACCCTGCCAAGGCTAAGCGTTGTGGCGTAAGGTTCCTATCAAAGAAGGCGTCCCGTTTAGCTGTATCATTGGGGTACATAGCGTACCCTCTGGCTACTGTCAAGCCATAGTAGGTCATTGCATTTGTGCCCATGGAGAACATTAATGCCATCCCATCGTCCACTTCATGGGACTGTAGGGCCCTCATCATCTGTCCATTAATAGTCCTAAATGTGAAATCTTTAAACTGGAAGAACAGTTTAGTAAACCAATTAGCATCCTTAAGGTACCCAGTGTTTCCTATGGTCTGCTGCTGAATAGACCGTAAAGACTGATTTCTAACCAGCTGTCTCCATAATGTAAACGTATCAGGAGACTCCTGCATCCATTTGTCCATTGAAGCTGCTACCTGGTCTTGTGGAACATCCAGGTATTTCTTTATGTCCCGCTTCATGCTAACCGTATCAGACACCCCTGCTGCTTTCAGTTTCTTTGCACTTACAGGGTTCCTAAAGGCACTAAATGTTTTACCATTTGCCCAATCTATAAGGTCTGTAATGGCACTAATACGGGACTCCTGTTCCATAGCGTCTGTCAACTTCGTCATCTGGTTCACAGTGGAGGTCAATAAGGACTCTCTATGTGTCCATTTGTAAGCATTATCAGCCACTGTGGACAATAAGGTACGTGAACCGTCATCATTATGTGCCATGGTCTGGCTAAAGGCACGGTTAGTCATAGAGGAGCTCATATGCCACGCTTTGGTCGCAATAGACTCTCCCTTTAGATGCTTTTCGGCTGCTTCGGCTATAGACGCCAGTTCTTCATTAGACATATGCCTCCAGCCCCTGGCCAGTGTTTTACCAAAGACAGGAATACCAGACAGCAAAGAATGAAAGCCGCTGTAAGCAACCATAGACCCAATTTCACCTGTCTGTGCAAAGGTCATGTTACCACCCACATTTGCATAAGAGTGCTTACGTATCATATTGGACAGCAGGTTCATGTTTTTCATGTCTGCTGTGTTATAATCTCCAACACCCCTTATCATCTGGATGGAACGTCTTAACGCATCTTTCTGTCTCTCTGCGCCCCCCTTACCTAATATATGTTTGCTCTTTTCTAATTCTTGGGCACATGTATCCAAAAAATCTTTGGTACCACCTTCCCCAAAGGTGGCATGTAAAGCAACATCACCAGACATTCTGTTTATCATTTGTGGCATAATTTTGTCTATATCAAAATCACGCATATCTCGGTCAAAACAGAAGGTAACACCGTTACCAATATCCATTTCAGCGGATGTATCCATAGGAAAACGGTGATTAAAGGAGGCCATATTGTCCCTAAAAGTAGACACATCGCCATCCATAAACTCCATATCAGACATGTGTCTGTCCTTAATACCGAATGCCCAGTCTTTAGCGTTTTCCTCTATCCAGGCATCCACGGCTTCATCGGTTACGTCTATCTTAACAGGTGGGACGTCTTTAGGCCCATGAGGTTTGCTGTTATATTGAAGCCTTGCAATATCAAAGTCTTGTTTGGCTTTGTGCTCCAGCTGCTCTCGAATGACCTTTCTGTTTGCGTTGCGCCTTGCATAATCCGTAAGCATTTCCTGGAATTTATCCCAGCCTTTAGTGCCCCCATAATAATGTGCCCCTACATAGTCATACATCTTATCCATGTCGACAATACGGTAAAACTCGTCATCATTAAAGAGGCCGTCATGACTTAGGTAGGCTCCTGTGCCTTTTCGGCCTCCTAACTTCTCACCCTCTGCCGCCCCAAATTCCATCATATCTTTACGAAGGGCTTTCATGCGCCTTGCTAAAGACACAATATCCGCAGGGTATTTAGCCAGGGTGTCCGCCTTACCCAGGGCCGCACAGTTTTCATTAAGTAAATTATAACATTTAACAATGTCTTCATTCACTTTATTGATATATTTATTTCTTAATGCCCCCACATGGCCATACGTTTTTACCGTATATTTGATACGGTCATCCATAAAATCATTATACATAGACAGCCAGCGGTCTTGCATAAACCGCTTAATGTCCTCTGTTGACTGTGTCATACCGAAACGTTCATGGCCACGCATTTGTGCATCGTGTAAAAGGATATTTGCTGCTTCTCTTAACCGTGGTAAACGGGAAGAAGACAGCTTACCATAAAGAGTGCCTGGAAGCCAGCCTGCCTCTAACCATTCTCCTGGAGAAAAATGAAGACCCAGAAAATCAAGGTACCAGTGTTTATTTTCTTTAGCCACAGCCCCTTTAGTATCCATAAAGGTTTCATGAACAGGGGTTAGCATGTTGTCTTTGGAATAATGAATATCCATGACTACATTAGAACCATCAGCCAGTGGCGTAGCTACCTGCTTATTATTAATTTCATTTTGAACACCACGGATTATCAGGTCTTTTAATTCTTCATCCGTTGCTTCTTTATTAGTAATATTCTTTTTAAGACGTTGCCAAAACTTTTCCTTCTTATTAAAAGAATGTTCTACCCAATAGGCCAATGCCTCTTCAGGGTTATCGGCCTGTTTAGCGGCTATTTGCCATGCGGGATTTTTTGACGTTTGCATCTTCTGTTGTACGGTATTCAGCAGTTGCTTATAAGAACTTTCAGGCATTATATGCTGTAAGCCCTGATGTACACCAACCTCATGTGCCACTAAGCCCTTAATGTTCTTAGGTGTCACCTTATCGGACAATAAAACAGACACACCTGATGCCTTATCAGTAAAGGCCACTGCTTTTTTGTCTAAAGAAATACCATTGTGGGCAGCCAGCTTCTCTGCGTGCTCTCTGGATACAATAAAGAGCTTATTAGCATCCATGAGCTCCTGTGCCTCTTTGCTGCCATCCGCCAGCCGCCTCTGATTTACTTTGGACAGGTAATCTACTACCTGCCCTTTATGTGACATGGGAGAGACATAATCCTCTGCCTGTGCTACTATGGTTCTTTTAGTCTGCTCTATGGTGTCTTCAAGGGCGTTAATCTTCTTACCACGAACACCTGCTTTACGCAAACGCCCTGCAAGACCTATAGCGCCCCCAATGGCCCCACCAAGGAAAGCAGCAGAAGCATAGTCTGGTTCCCAACCACCATAATTCTTTGCTGCCCAACGGTTTGTTGTAGCTACCGCCGAACCTAAAGCAACCTTAGTGCCACACTGAATGGCAAAATTATCCATACCTGTAATAGCAGAAGCCACCCGCATTTGCTTCTTTAAGAGTGAAATTTTCTTCGTTAAAGCGGCTACCTTACCAGCTTTTGCCAGTAAGGCTGTACCACCAGAGACACCAGCAGCTACGATAGTTACAGGGTCAAATAAGGCACCTACTATAGACCCTAAAGTAGACAGGCCATATTCCATCTGGGAAACACGTGCCCGCCTCTGCATGTCCTCTTGCTTCATGTGGAGGAGCTCTTGTAATGCTTCTGCACTGGATGCGTGTGTTAAGACATATTCCTGTGCTGCTAATGCTCCCGCTATCTTGTTGCCCTGTGTATCTGTGTCTGGCAACTCTCTTTTAACCATCTCTACTTCTTCTTGAGACGGGTTATACGTATCCAGAAAATGGGACACTCCTGATGCATTTATGTTTGCCCAAAGGTTCCTTAATACAGCCCATGCACCATCATCGACTGCATTATCAATAAATTTATCTTTTGTTTCTTCCCACGTTCTTTCAAAGTAAGACGGATGGCGGTTGTCTTCAGGAATAGGTGCGGGTGTCTCTCCCCAAGGCCCTATTGGGTGTGCTTCTTCAAACACCTGGAAATCAGGAGACACACCTAAAGCACTGGTCAACCCTGAAGCATATTCTTCTACAGACGCCCCATAGTAACCACCATTCTTTAATGCTTGTGCATAAGATACAGGATCTGTTGCATCTGCAATACCGTTCTCGACATAATTTGCCAGATAAGCACCAGCAAATCTTGCCCCCTCTTCTCTGGAAGAAAAAGGCCTATACCAGAGGTCTCCATCAGGTTGTCTCCAGTCATCCCCCATATCTTCAGTGGTTGTAAAGCCCCCTAAGTTGTTTCCTGTTCGGAAGAGTTCAGACGTAAAGCCACCTGTCTCATGGTACCATTGTGCCCATATCAGATTAGGGTCAAGATATCTGCCTGTCTTATTTTGAAATTCCTGTGCAGCTATCTCCGCCAAATCCATATAGGGTTTCATATCACCTGGCACTTAGACACCTCCTTATTAATCTATAATTCCACTAAATCTGTTTAAAATATCATCAGTGATACTATCATTATCATCTGACGTATCATCTGTATTTGTTTCACTGTCTATAATAGCTGCCTCTGTTTCATTACCGTTGGCTAATTCATCAGACATAATATTGGACTGCTCTGTAAATTGTGCTTTGGTATAAGCAGCTACAGGTTGTGCCCAGTTTGTGGACCTTAAGACCAACGTATGGTCCCAGCGGCTGTATTCAAAGTACAAATTGTCTTCTTCTACACCCCATGCAGCATTATTGACAGCTGTCTTGTGCCTTAACCAGTTCATGGTGGCTGCACCTGCATCCAGCTTGTCATCTGCTGAGATGTCTGAAAAGAATGCTTTTGGCAAAATATGCCCCTTATAGGTCATAAAGACTCTTGAAACTGTAGCGTTGACCTGCTGGGTTGCTGTGTCTTCATCCATACCGCACGCCCTGGCATAAAGAAACAAATTGTGTGCTAAAGGTTGCACTAAAGGGTCATCAAGGTACGCCCTGTCTGCCTTAACGCTCTCATTGTCCTCGGTAGAATAATCTAACGTTTCCACAGCGTTGTTATTAGCCATATTAATATAGTCATCTTCAAACAGCTGTCTCTGTACCTTATCAGCCAGCTTTTCTGCCCCATTAATGAACATAGACAAAGGCTGCTCTACATTCAACGGGTCTGGGTTCATGTCCATTAACATCTGTAATGTTTGGATTTTAGCTGTGTCTTCATCACCAAAGATAGACATAAATCGTGGTGTATCAGCTGCCAGCATATGGAGACCTGTTGTTATACCGCCAAAACTCTTTGAAAAGGCATCATTCAAAGCAGATGCCGATGGGTGTATCAAGGCTTCATGCACCTGGTTCTTTATGCCCTCTGCAAGGGCACCATGAGGCGCAAAGTCTAAGACAGCCATCATTTGTCTTGCTTTTACAGCGGGGTCTGCGGAAGATTGCATGAGTTCCATGTAGACTTCTTCTGCTGCCCTATTCTGGTCCTCTTTTGAGACTGTCTTTGTAACAATATTTCCTGTCTCGTCATACTGCTGTACAGTCAGATTATTACCAAGAGCCGCCCTGCCACCAGACAATAAGGTATAAATAGCCTTTTTAGCTGTTCGGACACCTATGTCCGCATTTACCTGTTTTGCATGGTTCCTGGCTTCTTTTTCCAATAAACGTGCTTTTATTTCAGGAGCAGCGTCTATGGCCTTGCGAAGGTAAGGCTCAAGTGTAAGATAACCCTGGGGGCTGTCTTTTTGCAGCTTTTCTGCATAAGCTTGAAGACCTGCTGTATCCCCCGCTGCTTTTAATTTATCAATTTCAGATGTCTTATCAATAGACCATTTATTCATTTTATTAAAAGAAGACTGCCCTGCCATGACTAAATAGTCTTGTAAGTCAATCTTATCTTTTACTTTAACATCAGCCAATGTTTCTGGGTCTCTATACAGGGTGGCTTCTCCCAGCGCCTGTATCTTATCGGGAGACCCCACATCACGGGCGGCCTGTTTCAGTAAGCCCTCTGCCATTTTAATGGACTCGGATGGCTGATAACCATTAAGAGCCATAGCTAAAAACTTCTGGGTAGCTGCTGCTGTAGCATCTTCATTAGACATCCCCAAAGACATTTGATGGGTTAAATCCCCTAATGCCGCCTGAAAGCCACCATCACGCTCTGCTTTGTAATTAGCTGAACGCTGGGCCCCCTGCAAGCTGATGCTTTGTACCAGACCCTTTTCATAGCTTTCATAAAAGCCTTCATCAAGGCTATCCATATTGACTTCAAAGGGCAGCTTATCTTTCATGTCCTGATAATAGGACTGCTTAAAGGAATAATAGCGCTCTGCTTCTTCCATTGCTGTGGGGAGCTCCCCCTGCTCTTCCCGAAGCTTTGCGTATTCCTGGTCAGCCAACATGGCCATATGCTTTCCACGCATCTTATCAATATAAGCCACTGCATATGGGTTGTCTGCCAATTGATACTGTCCATATTGTGCCAAAAGCTGTGCAGAAGTAGCTGTTGCCCATGATTTTGGGTCGGTAGCCCCTAAGAGTGCTTCAACCTTATTGGCGTCTAATTGTTTCTGTTTGTCCCTTTCTGATATATAAGACTCTACAGCGTCCCCAAAGATACCCAAGGAATGGGCCAAACGATTACCTGGCATAGCCTGGGCATCTATATAACGGGAGGAAGACTGCAATGGATTTAAACGTGATACATAAGTAGCTACAGGCTGCTTAGTAAACTGCCTCTGTGTTCCAATAGCGTTTGCTATGTTTGTTGGCATCTTAGACCCCCTCCCTTAATCTGTTCATAGTCCTAAAGCGTGAATTGGAATATTTTGGTTCCCACGCAAAGTTATAATCGTTTTGTCTCTTTGTCTTTAATTTATAGCCTGTATAATCACTCCAGCCTCTATCGTTACCCAATGCGTTCCTTGTGGTCTCAATAGGAGACACATTAACATTCCTACGATAGTTATTTATGGCTGTAGCATCTTTCTTTGCTGCATACCCCTTTAGGCCTGTGGCAGCTAAAGACATCAAATCACCTATCTTATCGGGCTTAGCCTGTGCATAGGTATTAGCAATGTATTCTTTGGTAGACAAAGCGGTGGTCTCTTTGTTTAGGTCAATCTCATTGCTCTTGCGGCTATAGTTATCCTGAATAGACCCAACGGCTCTGGCTGTGTCTGCTTCCCCCGCCCTAATCAAGCGGTCAGCTGTCCTTCCACCTCCAGCCATGCCTTCTGCAATAGCCGCCTGGACAGAAGAATTTAACTGCATTTGATTAATACGGGTTTTTATAATGTCATTAACAGCCGCTTCATAAGAGTCCCGCCTTTCCTGTTCATAGTTTTGAAAGGCATAGTTCATTTCTTGCACAGCACCTGTCATCTTCATGTTTGCGGCCTGTGCGGCTGCTTTATTCTTTTGTCGTATGCCCCAGGCTTGTAAGGCCATCTGTTCCGCGACTGCCCATGTGCACATCTGTGTCTTTCACCTTCTTTTCTCGTGTAATTGTAAATGTACCCCAATTGCCCTTTAAGCGTCTCCAACGAACCCCTAAGTAATTCAAATAGACCACATGTGTATAATTGCATAACCACACCACATTTGTAATTACTCTATAGTGCTGTAAAAGAACTTCTTTAAACTTTTTAGACCACCTGATAAATTCTATTTTATGCTTCTCTACGTTTGTAGTCAGCAATAACCATACTTTTGCTGTGTCTTCATTCAGTGGTTCTATTCCACCAATACCCAGCAAAGAACCATCAGACAATGTAACAGCCATAACACCCTTTAAGTGACATAAAGTGGCATAAAGATGTGTCCTATCATAAATTCCCGTAGCATGAAAAACCTCTTTAGCATCCGCTTTTCGAATATGCTGTGCAAAATAATGCAGCTGTTCTTTCGTTGCTGGCATAATAGCTATCATATACTATGTGTCCTTTTCTGATAATTTCCAGACCACGTCCATTCCATTAAGGAAACAGGTGTGGGTGCTCTGGAACTAATTGAAATAATGCAATTTGAATTGACAGACATAATTGGAAAGAGCATCGCTCCTGTCTCTAATGGAATGATGCCCAGTTTGTTTGCAGCCTGCCCTAAGACACGCCCTGTATGATAATATTTATTGTCTGCCCTGTTGTCTTTATGAGACACCCTAACTTCAAATACTCCCGTCTCTTCAAAGTTTATCTTTGCATTGGTCAGCTGGAGGCGCCCCTCATCATCAGCAACAACCCCTGCATCTGTTTTTCGCTTAACGTAAATAGTAGAAAAATCAATTCTAAAGGTGTAAACCTGTCCTATTGTCACCTTTTGTCCCACATAGTTCCCATGAAGGTAACATTTATCTGCCTTTACGTCTTCTGCGGAAAACTCAAAATAGTGCTTATCGGGGGTTACTACACCATAGTAAGTACCATCAGGCACAGCATGGTTATAAGAAGCCCCAAGGTGCAAAATAGTCTGGTGATTAATGTCATCATAGTTTGCTGCTGGAATGGGGGCAGTAATTGCCTTTCTGTCCAAAAAGACCCTATAAGGTTCATCTTCATAATCCTTTGTGTTGTAAGTAAATATTACCTTCTCCATAAATAATCGATTGTCTCTGTTTAATAAAAGGTACAGTTCAGACCCAATAAAGCCCCCACCTAAAACAGCGGCTTTATCAAACTCCCAATAAGACCAAGAAGACTGTAATCGTTCATCGTCTGCAAAGAGGAATTTATATACATATAATTTTGAGGTATCCCCCACAGACGGCAGTAATACAATGTTTTCATTGCCACAAGAATAAATATCATAAATACCATTCTTTAATAACGATGGGACATGTGATGTAATGTCCTGTGCGTCTTTAGTCCCACGGGTATCATCCATTGTATAGTATTCCCTTACGCTGGAGTATAGTGCTCTTTTTACAATAAAGTAAATGCGTCTCCCCACCGTTTTTGGGGCAACCGCCACATCACATGCAAAGGATGTAGTGTGTGGCACAGAAGCATTCTGTGGGGATAAGACGCCATCTACAGACAAAATGAATTGTGAGTTTTGGGAGAACAACACCAGGTCTGTTGAAAAGGGTACCGCATGGTACAAAATGGACACCTGGTTATCAGACACCGCTAAATCAATGGGATCTGTATCCTGTACTTCTACTGCTGATGCCCCCCAAAAGTCAAAAAAGGAGGCAGAACGTGACAAGATAACATTTTCTCCAGATAAGACACCAAGTCTGTTTCTAAATAAAAAGATATCATTAATATTGTTGTTTACAAAAGATGGGTGGGGGTTTGAGTCATCATCCCCAGACTTTCTCTCATCCCAGGAAACCTCTTTAATAGTAAAAGACCCATCTGCATTTCTGATTAATGTGTGAGGCATAGTTGAATTGTTAAACCCTGCAAGTATGCCAGGTCTTGCACATTCTTTCCATACATTATCAGTTGCGTCATATGATACATAATAATCATCTGCATCAGAACCACTGTTCCCAATAACCTTTACCGTATATCCCTGTACAGCTGTCACTGGTAAATTTGTAAACTTTTGTACTGAATGAAAGATAGCAAATAGAGCATTACCATTAAAGCCATCATCACATGAACAAGAGTTTATGTGTATATCTTCTTTCCTCATGTAAAATGCAGAGTTTACCAGCTGTGTCTGCCAACCCTTTTCTCGTACCTTTTCTGCTAAGCGGTCTCGAATAAAATTGGTATCTATCTTCTTTGCATCCTCTGCATTATCCCCATTAGGTGTTGTAAAAGACGCAACATCTTCTCCATTAATAAAAATGGTATAGGTGCGCCCATATTGCCCTGATTTAATATTTATGAGACAAGCATGGTCATCCCATGTTGAGGACACCTTTTTATCCCCCATTGTCACTTTATAGTTCCTATTAACAATAAATGTGTAATCCGCAATAGTGACCAGCCGCAACTGTGTGCGGGGTTTAGACACCGTTAAATACTGCTGTGCGTTCCCCTCATACTTGACTGTCTTCTTGTTACCATGAAGGTCATAAATAGACACCCCTGTACCATCAAATATCATCATGTACCGCTCATCTTCATCACGGTTTGCAATGTGTACCAGTGGCTCTGGGTTAGCAAAAGGGATACCTAAGTCAGCAATATAGCATGTAGGTGGCCTTTTTTGCAGCCCAGAAGCTTCAGTAGAAAAACCATTTACCTGTGTCTCTAATTGTTCGGGGAGACGCAATAATGCTGGCTGCTGTGAAATACCCGCTACCAGGTTCTTTACTGTCTGTGATATTCTGCTCATCTTACCTCCCCTGTAACTGCTGTACATAGGTCATTCTATTGGCATTATAGGTACCTATCTGCATCTCGTATTCCTGCAACGCCACCCATGCTTCCTGTTCTGCTTCCCCTAAAGAATTATCTAAGCTGTCATCCCCCAGTGTCTCATTTTGAAACTTTCGGGATGCTTTAGCTACAATATAGTGTGCAATAGGATCAAGGAGGTTCTCGATGTCAATATAAAGGACAACCGTGGCTTCTATAGGCTGTTCAAATATATCTGTCTGATTGTCCACATCAAAAATATACCCATCACGCTGCACATATTTAGTTCCGTCTGTCCCTACCAAAAATAAAATATTATCAGACCACCTGATTTTATTTGTATAGACATCAGGATTAAAAAGATAAGATGTCCATGTATTCCAGACCCACCCCTTTGACTGCACATAGCGGCTTGTCTTGTGTAAGATACGCAAGGCATTTGCTACATCAACGTTTTCAATCACTTCCAATGTGTTCACAGGGGGTTCCCCAATGACACCCAACATTTCATTTACAGCATCTAATTCTGTCATCTATTACTCCTTTTCTTTTAAATATGGCAGGCCAGGTGGGACTTGAACCCACATCTTATGGTTTTGGAGACCACCATTTTTCCATTAAACTACTGACCTATAATGGAGGGATTTAAGGCTCCCTCCTGTTACCTGTGTCTTACTTCGTTGCGCCCATGAAGACCGCTTCAGGACGAAGACCACCATGACCCATAGCATAGGATGCCACAAGCATGTCTGCCTGGTATTCAGCACGGCGTGCTTTTTCCAGTGCAAGGTCTTTCAGTTTAACGGTGCCCACTGCGGAACGGTGCATAGCAATGTAAACCGCCTTAGCTGCATAAGCTGCGGGGAATACATGACCATCCCCCTGGAGTACACCATCATTCTGTGCTGCACCACCAGCCGTAAGGTGCGGGGTTTCAATGATGTCAAAACCAGCCACACGGAGGACATTTCCTTCCGTAATGGTTGCTACTGCCCCATAGTCACGATTAATGGCCACAAGGGACGCAACAAGGGCATTTACGCCCACAGGGGTCATGAACACATAGCGGTCAGATGCAGGAACATAGTTCTGGGACATCTTCGCTTTGACGTTCAGAAGAGAAGATACCAGTTCCTTACCAAAGGCTTCTGTGATGTCTGCTGCTGTGGTCAGCTGCATAATCTCCCCTTTACCCAGACCAGTGATGTTCTCCTTGTTGGCTACCACCATCTTAGCGGCTTCTGCAAGGACAGCCCCATCTGCGGCCATCGCCAGGGCTTCACCCATCTGTCTGGAGTATTCGCTGCGGACATCATAGTGCTTCAAGGCTTCATCAATGTCCGTAATCATCTGGGATGTGGTCAAAAGGCCATCAATCAGAATGTTCTTTTCAGCCCCAGGAATGTTCTTACGGATATCATCCAAAGACTTACCAGGTTTCAGGTAGTCAGCGGATGCCCGCCCAAACACAGGAAATTGTGCCGATTTTCCGCTGGAAATCGTTCTCAAAATGTGTCTCCCGTTAGTTACGGAAGCTCTCTCAAAAGCTGTAATCGTTTCTCCTGCAAATACCTTCAGGTACATTTCAAGGGAGTCTGTCCCTCCCTGGACTTTACCAGGTTCTGCTACAGTTACGTTCGGCAATTAAATATTCTCCTTTACAATAAAAAAGAGGAGCAATATGCTCCTAAATCAAAATAAAAATAGTATTAGCCAATGAAGTTTGAATGCATGGTCTTGCGCTGTACTTCTTCTGTGTATGCTTTATCTCTGGTATAGCGGGGGTCTCTCATTGCTTTTACCATCTCTGCTTTCGATGCATATCCCTCCTGCGCCTTTCCAGAATTACCACCACCCAGAACAGTACGGTTCGCTGTACCATACTTCTGCTCCATTTGTGCTTTATACCCCTCAAACATGACGGACAGCTGTGTCACATCTCCTGCATCAATCGCATGGTTAAATGCATTAATCTGTGCATTAGACAATCCACCTACATAGGCCACAATGTGGTCATATTCATCTTCACCGCCTGCGGCTTCAAAGACAGCATCCCTATATGCCGTTACCGTTGCTTCCAGGCCAGCAATGTAAGCATCCACAACGCTCTTCGGATACCCAGCTTTCTCCAGGGCTTTATAGCTGTCTTCAGACAATTCACCATTGTCTTCATACTCTTTAGACATTCCATCAAAATCAACCCCTTTAGCAGTCAGGTCTTTAATGACATCTTCTTCTGCCTGTTTCTGGTCTGTAATGCGTTGCTCAACTGTTTTCTCTTTAGGGTCCTTTTTGTCACCTTTTGGAGACTTTTTGGTATCCTCTTTGTCAGCTTCTTTTTTCGTTTCTTTTTTGTTGCCTTCATCATCCGTTTCTTTAACGGAGACATTCTTTGTATCTGATGTCTTAATTTCTACATCTTCGTGTCCTTTAAGGGCATCTTCTGCGCCCCCTGTGACCGCATTAGGACCATAAAGAGATCCATTGTCACTATCCGCCACCTGGACGGTATTATCATTATCCATTTTTAACCTCCTTGTTGCTGCCCATTATTCATTACCCCTTGTGCCATCTGTGGGGCTGCTCTTGTAGCCATCTCGGCCATCTGCTGTTGTTGTAATTCCCGCTGCATTTCTTCTTCAGTCTTGACTAAACCAGATACATCCAAACCAAGCGCATTAGCTTCCATAAGGGTCATTTCATTCCACTTAATGGCTTTTGCCTGTTCGGGGTTCTGGGCAATCAGCTGCATAAATGTTGTCAGCTTATTTAAATCGTGTCCACGTCCAAGGGCTTCTAACCCTGTAGTAATCGTGGGTTCTACCAGGTCTTCTGGTAAATCAGGCATCTGTCCTGTTGCAGCCAGTTGTGCCAACATGCGCCTTACCAGGGGCAATTGGAGCTCTTGAGACAAAATAGAATAGACACCACCAAGGGTGTCTTCCAGTTCAGATGCTACATATCGAATTTCCTCGGCAGTGACACGCTCCCCGTTCCGCTGCACGGCACTATTAAGCATAAAGGCATAAGACAACCGTGACTCAATATTCTGGATAGTAGCATTAACTACCTGCAAGTCCGCATACTTCTCCAGCTGTAGGGCATGGATGTCTTCTTTCCTGCCTGGTACAAACTCACCACTCTGTGCCTTAGACAGTTTATATGGCCTTGTAATTCCATTGGGATTTACCAAGAACAAGACATTTGCCGCAATGGCTGCTGTTTCCACAATGGCCTTAGAAAGTCCTTCAAGAGACTTCAAGTCCCCTAAATACTCTTCCACGAAAGACCGTCCATAAGACTCCCCATCTACCTTTACCATGCGCAATGGTATCCACGGGGTCTTTAATAATGGGAAAGACTGGTCTGAACCAGGGACTGTCTGCCCATCTACTTCCTGATAAGACAAAAATTTATCATCTTCACGGTAAACATGTGTGTAAACCTCAATGATATCTTCTGGCTTCTTTGTCTGCCCCTTTCCGTCCACCAAGGACTGAATGTCATCTGGGAGGGCGGCATAGGCTATCTTATCTAAAGTAACAAGCTGAATAACATTCCCCAAGGCATCACGCTGTACCACATAAGAATTGAGCTTATACAGCTTCATTCCTTCTTCTTTTGGTGGTAGGAACAAAAGGTCATTCCCCGTAACAATAAGTACCTTTATGGCTTCAGCAAGGGTCACCCTGTACTGATGTGTCTCCCCATAGTCCGCCAGCTGATGCTCCTTTTGCATTAGCACCTGTTCTACCCGTGTCTTTAATTCAGGTTTCGCTTCCAAGTCTTTTTGTGCTTCCTGGCCTGGAGACAACCTAAAAAAGGGGGCATTAGGAGGAAATAAGGCTAACATCAATTTAGATGCTAAATTGTTTACCCCTCGTGCCCCTACAGACTGGTACGGCGTGTCAAACGTTGTAGACGCCCCTGCTCCCGTTTTAGGAAACAATGAGGGTATCGTATACTTTGCACACTCTTCTGCTCTGGTTACATATGGAGACCTTTCAGACACTAAGCGCTCATAAAGAGCTTTTGCTGTTTCTGTCCGTTGTGTCTCTGCCATTAGATATTCAGTCCTGTCCCTGTGGTACCACCAGAAGCATTGGCGCCTGCATTGATCATCAGACCTTTCTTGCCCTTTGCTTTTCTTTTCTTTTTATCGGCCGCTGTATCAATATTGACATCTGTCTGGCCGCTTTCCTGTGCTGCGGGTGCGGCTGCCTGTGCTGGCTGTTCTACATTAATATCTGGCTGTTTCTGTCTACCAAACAGACCACCAGTAACGCCACCAACAACCTTACCTACACCCCGTACAGCGTGCTTTACTAATTTTCCAATTGCTTTACCTACGCTACCCATTAAGTCTCCTTTCTGCTTTATAAAACCCAGCCCGTACCATAATTTTCATGGGTGTCATCATCGTCTTCATCTCTATCAATCTTTAATTCCTGCACCCCCCGTATTTTCTTCTTATAATCCTGACTACCACCAAAGATAGGGGAGTCGGGGTCTTTTGTCTGTGTATACGGAAGAATGTCCCTTCCTGCCGTGTTAATCTTTGGCATACTTACTTTAGACCATAAGCACATTAGTCCTCCTCTTCTTTTTCAAAAGCTACAGACCGTAAATGCTCTTTTACAGCCACAACGCCCTGCAAGTACCCTATCTGCCGTTCAGCGTCCATGGTAAGAGGAAACCCAGACAATAAACCTTCGGTATTAAAGACACCATCCAGATACTCTATCAGCTGTGGGGAAACATAAGGGGTTTTCAATTCCTCATTAATTGTCATCTTTTACTCCCTTTTAAAATCTTCACAAAGGAGGGATACTCTAAAGTAAACCCCTGCTTCTTCATATAAAGGTTCTTTGCCAACTGGGGATCTTCTGGGAGGGCAGCTGCTGTCTCTAAAAGTGGTATATAGTTTAACTTTGCTGTCTCTTCCATCCACTTTGCAGCTACACGCCCAAAGCCGTGAAAATTTGGGCTGACACAAAGGACAAAAAGCTCTCTAAAAACTTCTTGACTCATCCACCATGGGTTCTCGATGGTATACCCTACATACCCCACAACGTCTCCCTTATATAGAAAGGCTGCCAGACACCGCATTACTGCCATAACCCTCATAGCTTCTTCAGCACTCTTTTCAGAATAAAACTGTGCACAGTATTTATTTTTCATTGCACACTCTGTAAAAGCATGCAGTGCCTGATAAATGTATGTAGTGTCTTTAGGTTTCACCATATAGACGGTTAGTTTGGGTTCCACAACGTAACCTTGTACTTGCATACGTCATACTCCTCCTCTTTGTTTAGAATATGTGCCACCCGTGCTTGCTGAAGTGCTTCTCCTTCAGACAACCCCACCTTTTTAAATTGGTCAACAACTGTCTTCCAGCCCACCCCATATTTTTCTAAAACTTTATCTGCTGTCTTTGGTCCTATACCAGGACAACCCTTATAGTTATCGGCAGCATCTCCTATCATGACCTGTGCTAAGAAATTTTTATAAGCCTGCTCTTCTGAAATCTCAAACCACTCATCATGTAGAAAATCAAAAAAGACACCAGGGATTGTCTTAAAATCTTTATCGCCCGAAATGTGTACCTCATGCCCCTTATACTTATCAACAAGGAGCCCCACGCAATCATCCGCTTCCAGGGTCGGATAAGAGACACAGTCGTACCTATCTTCCACCCACTGACGAACCGCCCCATAACAAACAGGCTTTAACTTCCCAGCACGGTTCCCTTTGTAGGTGCTTAAAACTTCCTTTCGGAAATTCTGCTTTGGGTCTGAAAAACACATAATCAGACTATATTCACCCTCATAGTCCATATGGTTTAACACCTTGTCCACAATAAGAGACACCCTGTCCTCAAATTGGGCTTCTGCGTCTGAGGCGTTAGCATGAAGAGTCCATAGGTCTCCACCCCAGTTGACAGGTGTCTCTACGCTGGAGGCACTTTCAAAGACAAGCATATCCGCATCAAAAATCAATGTAAGCGTAAAGAGCCACCCCCTCCACCATAAGACATCAGAGATAAACCCTTTTCTGTTACTGTCCAATAATTACAAGCTGTGTTTTCAATGACAGAAGAGATTAGCCCCCGTGATGCTGCCTCGGCAATAAAAAAGGCGTTCTCCCTGGCAAAATCACTTTGCAATGCTGGAGAACGCATATGAACCTCTTTTAAAAATTGTATTAGTTCTGACATTTTGTTACCTTGTCTTTTATTTTTGCAATTCTATCCCGAAGCTGTTTTTCTAAAAAATGCTTCTTGCTTATATCATTGAATAATTCAAGCATATCCTGTCTTGAAACACCTATTGTGAAAAACGTTTCTACAACATCCTCCAATCTTGCTATGTGTACATCTCCCTGGTTATTTGACATCCCCCTATCGTTCGCTGTCACATCTACAGGTGGCGGTGCACACGGGGTGCTGTTATCAATTATCGCTTCTTCTACAGGTTCCAGAAATAATGGCTTACACCACCATCCATGGTCTTCTTTACAGTGTCCGTCACACGTATGTAAATCATAATGACTTATATCAAACTCAACTGCAATCCAGCCATCTGGTGCTTTATACATACAGGTACCTACATGACCTATTACACACTTAATACTTCCCCTATAGCGTACCCTTTGTCCCACTTTAACATCTTCATATTTCATCTTAATGACACTCCTCCCAGTTATGACCTATAATGCCTTCTGTATCCAGCTGACATCTAAAATTAAAAAACGCCTGCGTATCTCTCATCGCAAGCTGTGCTTCTTGTACTACTATCTCTGCTATCTGTCTGGTTCGGCAGGCCACCTGCTGCTCGTCATGTATCCAAGCCATCAGCGCAAAGTCACCTTCCCAACCGTGTTTTAATCCCCTGTCCAGCAGCCGCTCTTCTGTCCGTACTATCCAATACTTACAGACCAGTGCCCCTGCACTTTGGAGCAGAAGATTTAAAGCAGAATGAATAGACCGCACATGCAATAGTCGGCCATCTAAGCCTTTTAGATAATGACGCTTCCATCTGGTAATCTTGCCGTGATAGGTCTCTTTAACTAAGACACTCTCAATAGCCTTTCTAAGGTTCTTAATGGCGGGTGTAGCTACCAAAAACTTCTTTTTTAGACGCTTACCTTCTGTAGCATCGCCACCAACAATCTTTCCTATCTTTGCGTCTCCTGCACCATACAAGAATGCATAGATAAATGTCTTTGCGGAGTCTCGTGTCTCCAGCCCCGCTGCCTTCTGGTTCGCTGTATGAATATCACCATGAACAACCTCATAAGCATACTTGCCATCATCATAGGGGTATAAAAAATGGGATAGACAGCGCAACTCTAAGCCACATGCATCAATCCCAGCCTGTATCCACCCCTTTGGTACCCCAAACAGTGCTCTACATTCTTGACCATAAGGAGCCCCATTATGTGGCACCTGAGCAACATTAGGTGACGAATGTGTCGCTCTTCCTGTTACCGCCCCATTAGGATTAACACGCCCATGAATGCACCCATCAGCTTTCACATGAGACAGCCATGCCTGACTGCCGTCTGCTAACTGCCCTAAACGCTTTGAAATCATCAGCTGTTCTTCTAATAAAGGAGCAAGCACCTGTACTTCTTTAGGGGCCTTTTTGTCACCTTTTAGATACTTAAAGGTCTGCTCATCCATTTTAAGGTGCCCATCTTCCGCATAGAGTTCCACATTGTCTGGTAAATACCCATAATGTTTGCAAACAATAAATTCAATTTGCTGTCTGCTGTTCGGGTTAAACTCTTTATAACGCTGAATAGGAACACCCTTCACATACCCCAGGGTCTTATTGTCTCTTTTAGGAATAAAGACTTTATCAGGAATAGGTGGTACCATCTTCCGTATTTCCTCGTCCAGTGCTGTTGCTTTGGCACGTAAGACACCTTCCAGTTTTATAGCCCCCTGTACATCAAAGGGGAAACCATTGCGTTCCTGTTGTGCCATAAGCCATGCTATCTTATGCTCAAGCTCTATAGCTGTCTGTGAATATTTCTGTTCCAGCAGCTTATCATAAAGACATTCTGTGACAACAACATCCTGTTCGTTGTAGTCCAACATTTCCTCATTAAAGACAGCCCATGCATCCTCGGTATCTTCCGCATAGGTACCTTTTAAGACACCTAAACGGTACCCCCACGCCGCCAGTTTATGGGAGCCAATCAATGTTCCTGGCAGTTTACCTGCCTTATAACGACCATAATCAGACTCACCAATATTGGAATATATTAAGCGGGCCAATACCAGGGTGTCTACAATATTCTTTCTCTGTGCTCTATCAATAGAAAACCAGGGATATAACTTCTGAATGGCGGGAATATCGAAGTTTATGATGTTGTGCCCACATATCCCCTCCCCTGTCCGAATGGCATTGTGTAATCGCTTAATTCCTTTTTCTACATTATTTGGACCGTAACGAATAATATTTTTATGTCCATCAGAAATGCATAGACAGTGAATAACTGTCATATCCTCTAAAAGTCCGTTACTTTCGATATCAAATAAAAGCATTGTCAATCAAAAAGGACTACCATCCTCTTCTGCCTCCTCTCTTTCTTCTACTGATAGGGGTTCGGTTTCTTCCAAGTGGTCTGTAGCCTTGTTATAAAAGAGATAACCCGCAATCCCTGTCTCTCCTGTCCAGCGGTTTTTTAAGACACGAATACGGACCCTATTTCTTTGTTCCCCACCTGCCTGTTGATTTCTCTCTAAACCAATAACGGTATCGGACAGCTGTGCAATAGCTCCAGATCCACGTAATTGTGAAAGGGATGTTGCCGCCCCCTCTTCATGTGGCATACCATCAATACGCTTTAGATGTGAAATTACAATCAGACCTACTCCCGTCTCTTCAGCTAAAGAGCGTAACTGTGTCATCAGAATATCAATTAGCTTTCGCTCATTGTCACCTTCCAAACCAGACACAGCAATAGATATATGGTCAAGGATAATAAAATCACACTGCTCTCCCACGGCCATATAGCGTATCTTGCTTAACAGGTTATCACCATCTAAGGAACCAAAATGCTCATAGAGAATAAAGTGTCCAGTCCCTAATGTCTTATCAAAGGCCTGCTTGTACTCTTCTTCAGAGACACCCTGCCTATTCATATATAACCGCTTAGATGCTGCAATAGACATCAAACCACGGGCGGTGCGCTTCACGTTCTCCTCAAGCATCAATAAGCCTACCTTAAGGCCCTTTGTGACACCCAAATCGTAAGCTATCTGTCTAACAAATGTGGTTTTACCGACACCTGTCCCTGCTGTAAGGACCACAAGTTCCCCTTTACGCAGTCCACAGGTCATTTTGTTTAATGGGATATCCCAGGGAAACATAAAGCCCTGCTCTGTGTCTTCCTGCTTACTTACTTCTTCCCACAGGTCAGCACCATTCACAATGCCGTCTGGGGTGTACTTTTTGGCATTCCAGATAGCTTTAATAACTTCTTGTCCTCTGCCAGCCAATAAGCATTCATTAGGGTCTTTAAGAGGCAATGTGGCTACATAAAGTTTATTTGGCTGCAATAAGCCCTCAACATCCTTAACTGCCTTCCGCCCTGGTTCATCCATGTCAAACATGACAATTACCTGCTCAAAGGAATTAAGCCAGTCCATGTTCTCTTTAAAGACACGCTTAGCAGAGGAGACACCATTAGGAATAGATACAACGGGGTACTTATTACCATTCAGCTGTGACACAGTAAGGCAATCAATCTCACCTTCTGTCACTACCAGCTTCTTTCCCCCGCCCCCTGGCCATAAATGCTGTCCAAAAAAACGGTTACTTATCTTACCCAGAGTGGTAAACCGCTTATCTGGATATCGTACCTTCTGCCCTACACAGACGCCATTATCATTAAAATAACAAGCTATCTGAACGGGTTGTCCATTATGCAATCCCGCTTTATACGAATATAACCTGCATGTCTTTTCAGTAATCCCACGCTTTTTTAGTGGGACAGTCGGCCAGTCTTCTATGTCATACAGGGCACCCTTTTCTTTAGGTTGTGTTTCATGGTGTGTTGCATGACACGAATAACAATAAGTGTGCCCATCATCATAAAGGGCTAAAGCATCATGACTCCCACAATCGGGACAAGGAAGATGTGCTTTAATGATTTCACCGATTTTTCTCACCCCTCCATAGCTAAAAGAGACCCATCAGTAAATGTGGGATAAGATTGTGTCACCCCCTGATAGGTCTCTTTTAATTTTGCTACTATTGCCTTAAAGGCTTTTGTTTGAGCAGCTGTCATCTTCCCCCTAACCGTTGGAATTAAGAGTGCAATGCCAGTCGCTTTTTTCTTAAACTGAATACCTGCCACCTCATCAGCAGCATGGTCTTCTTCTACACTACCATTCCTGTGAATAATGAAATGATAGCCCGTGTCAAACCGTGCATTTCTTTTCATTTCACAGAACAGTTCTTGTAAAGGTCTGTCTTCTACATCCCTTTTATCAATTATCAGACAATCCGTCTGTTCTCGTTTTAAATATTTTACGTATCTACCCATTTTATTTACTTTTTATTTTTCATGATGAGGCCTCCTGTATCTTTTTTATCTTCTTTCCACCACTCTTCTGGAATCCATTTTGTAGCATATTTAAACCCATGTTTCTTACACCAATCTGCATAAGACGTAAAGCTGCCCTTGTATATTTTTGTTCCAGCCGATGAAAATACAAACCGAATGTCCAAGTTCGGGTGCTGCTGCTTAATTAAAATATGCTTCTTACGGTCTTCTACATCAAAGATGCCTTTAGTTTCCACTATGACACCATTAGGCAGCACAAAGTCAGGTGTGTAATGGTGCACCTGCTCTGGAATGCTATAATCTATCGTATATTTTTCATATTCTACTTTGATTTTAGCGTCCTGTAACTGCAAGGCCACATTGTCTTCTAACCCTGACCTGTAACCCCTGTTGATGTGATTAGACCACCCACCTCTTCGTGAAAAACGTCTCACCTTTTAAAAATCCCCTTCAACCAATTCCTCATTATCTTCGTCTGCGGACACAGTGTTTTCCTCACAGACATAACCATCTTCTTCACCAAAGCCATAGGACTTAGCAGAGCCCCCCTGGCCATATTCGATAAGGTTAAGCACCTGGATGGCATTCAGCCGCAAAGAGACACCATTGACTGCATTAGAGGCGTGAAATGGTATCAATGTTGCTGCAACCTTTACAGTAGAGCCATTCCCAATATTGTTTCCCTTAATCGGGTTCCCTGCGGCATCAAAGACACCAATAGTTCGGGGCAACTCTTCTCCTGAACGGGTCTTAATTGTGGACGGTACTTTAAATTTAAAGACAATATCGCCGTCTTTGTCTGTTTTAAAGCCCATAAAGGGCTCTTTAGACCACTTACGCCCTGCTTTCAGCTTCATTTCTGATTTTGCTTTTTCCAACTCCGCTTCAATCTGACCCATCAATTCATCGGTGTCTTCTTTATTCAGTTTCAGCTGGATACTGTAACCCAGTTCCTTTCCTTCATATATTTCGGGTTCTCTTAAATGTGCATAAAAAGCTTCCCCAGCTTTGGTAACAATTTTTGTATATTCTATCTTTGCCATAATATTAATCTTCATCCTCCATAACTTCTTCATTGTTAAATGTATCCACAACGAACATATTAAAAACAGGGTCTTTTATAAGACCCAATTTAGCAATTACTTGCCCCTTTTTCAGGTGACAAGCGTCTGCCCCGTTGTTTCTTAGCAGTAGACACACCTCACCCATGTATGTTTCGTCAATTATTTTTATACTGTTAGCCAGATTGATACTGTGCTGCCCTAAATAAGATGTGGTGTGAATTTCACCATGGTATCCAGCGGGTATCTGAACAGCAATACCTGTATGTACTTCACATATATCCTGGCTAAAAATGACTACATCTTCATCAATAGTCAGCGGCAACCACCCTGTCTGTTTATTTTTGTGCTCGGGAATGACAGCCCCCTCATACAGTTTCTTTATTTTTAGTGTTGGTAACATCCTCTACTTCCTTTACTACAAAATATATCCCGTTCCTAACTAATCCCTGTCCGTTTGAAAGACTAAAAGAGCTTAGTATTTGCACGTTCTTCCCCTTTTCATTCATAAAGTACACGGGATCTTCTGGGTTAATATAACCACCTAAATCAATCACACGGTCAAGAAGTTCTTTTAGGTTCATACGGTCACACTCCCATTCCTTGTAATTTCATTGAGCCACTTTTTGTATCTCAAAATCTTCTTATCGGTGTCTTCAACATCTTCTTTATGCCCCCTGCGCATCTGATACTTGATAAGACACCCCCGTAAATAACCAATAAACTCCTCTTTTGTCAGACAAGCATGCATAACCATAATGGGCTGTACAGGCATGCTGGCATAGTAATCGGGATTATAAGCATCTACCTTACTCATTCTTCTTCTTCCGCCTCCTTTATTACCCTGCTTTCACAGACGGTCACTAAGCCTTTAAATGTACCTTCATGTACATAAACAAGACAATTCTTGCCAGTGCTAAATGCAAAGACACCCTTAAATATGGTGCCATCTGGTCTGGTCACTATCACCCTGTCGTTTGCCTTTAATGTCACGTACTCCCTCCTTTCTCACTTGGAAATAATAAAAGGATTAACTTTTCAGAAAGCTTATCACCCTGTGCCCATATGCTCTCTTCCATGCCATCTACAATGTCTGAAGTAGTCTGTGCATGACTTACATGATTAAGTAAATCGTCAAAAAGGTCATCCTCCATGACCTCAATAATGGCATTAATGTCCTCTGCTGTATACTTAGTCTTCATTAATGGCCTCCTTATTTTCAAACTTTTTCTTATAAGCTCTTCTGCCCTCAAACAGCAGTGTAATCAACTTATCTTCCAGTTCTTCCATGCAATCCTGGATGACTTCCATCATGTTGACACTAAGCTCAATGGGTGTTTCACACGTGTCCTCATAGTAATTAAGGTCATCGGCTAAGGCGTCCTCATAGAGCCCTATGAGCTCCTGAATTTCTTCTGGGGTACATTTAGTCATGATTGTGTTCCCCCTCCTCATTAAAGAGCTCACAGCATTGATAACCAACGGTCTCGTCTGTATTAGACCATGATGTAGCCCCATCACAATAAACCCTAAAAGGAAAATTAGTGCTGGATGTCTCATAATGTGAAAAATATCTTTTATTTTTTAATTTGCCTCCCTCGTCCCATACAAGCACTTTTGTGTCTTTTGGTACCTTTGTCCAATCAATAATATCCAGTTCTTTTGCAATATTAAGGGGCTCTTCATCCACCCACCTAATGTCCTTAAAGCATGAACAATCTACAATAAATGTATGCTTTGCATTAAAGTCTGTAGGCTTATCCACCCAAAAGGCATACTGTTCTCTCTTTTCTGGACATGTACAAAAAGCAAAAAGCTTATCAGTAGCATCCCTTGCAAGATACCTATAGCCTTCATCATAGAGTTGTTGTAAAATGTACTGTCTTGCTTCTTTGTCACTTATCATTTTTATCTACCTCCGTATGTAAAAAAAAATAGAAGAAAAGGGTTCTTTCTTCTAATAAGTGCTACAATCAAAATTTTGAGTGTGCGTGCACAACATGCTGTGTTTTGTTTTTTAAGACACAAAGTATCTGTTACATTTATGTATCATATTGGTTACATATAGATAACTAATTGTTAAACATATAAGTTATACATTTAGTTAAACAATAATAATAAACACTTAGTGAAACATTTAGTATCTTTATTGTTACATTATGTACCTTTATGTTACATTATGTTTTTCTTTCTCTTCTCTCTAATAAGTGCTACAATCACCATTTTGTATATAAGTGCTACAATCACCCCCTATATTTAGGAATGAGTTGCAAATTACTTTTTATCAATTACGCCCATTATATGTGCCAATAATGGCATAACAATAAAAATAAAAACAAGAGGAAGAGCCTGAATGAGAAGGGCAAAAAATATTGCAGTTTCAGATACGTTTTTCTGTATAATTATCATTTGATGTCTCCTTTTTATTTCTCCGTTATCAGCAACCCATAAATACATAAATTAGCAATGATGAAAGGCAAAGATAAA